TAGACTATTTTTTGATTTTTACATAAAAGATTTGGGCATTTTATTTGAAGTACAGGGCCGTCAACATGATGAATTTGTAAAGCATTTTCATAATGATAGGGAGACTTTTTTAGGTGCTAAAAGACGGGATAATTTAAAAAAAGAATATTGTGGAAAAAAAGACTTAGTTTTAGTAGAAATACGAAGTAAAAAAGAATTATGTAAAAATGAATTGTTAAAGAGGCTTTTAATAAAGATGGTTAATAGGGGTGCGCAATGACTGAAATAATAATTCCCGGTCAGAAAGATCCACATGACGTTGATGTAGATAAGGATTGTCCCGATTTTATTCCATTAAAAGACGGAACAATACACGGGGACCAAAAGTACTGTGAGCTATCATTTAGCTGTAAACAAATAGGTATGCTTGGTCAGTGGGTAGAGATAAGAGATGAAAATGGTAATCTTACTGTTCGGGACTATCTTTGTACAGGCAAAAAACCTCGGTGGGAGGAAAGATCCGAGGATTCAAAAGCAACATAAGAGGGCGTTATGGATGATATAAATACATATTTAAACACACGTTCAGCAGAATTAATGGTATATAAAATACCTAGAAATGAAACATTGATGGATGAGATATTTAAGTTTGACCCGCGAAATTTAGAGGATGTTTCCGGTGCTGATATTAGTAGATATACTATAGGTTTGTCTCAATTTTTAATTTATTTTACTTCCCAAGTTAATAAATCGAGAGTAAAATTGTTGCAAAAAAACAGAGTAGTTGATATTTATGTTGCTCAATCTGATATAAAAGGACGTACTAAAGCAGAGACGCGCCAAAAAGTTATAGAAGCAACCGCCGAGCTTGCACAAATAAGTATGGATATAGAAGCTCTTGAAGCAGAACTTAAGATGACAGAAAATCTAGAAAAGTATTACGTTGAGTTGATTAATAGTTTTAAGCGTGAGCTAACGCGTCGTGAGCATGAAATGAACTTTAGTAGGGATGGGAGAAGATTATAATGATAGAAAAAACTAAAGAAATTTTCTGTCAAGCAGTTTATGAAAGAGCATTAATTTCTTACTGCTTTGAATCTATAGATAACTATTATACAATAGCCGCTACTGTTTCTGACCAAGATTTTTTACGCCCAGAACACAGATTATTGTGGATAATAATGGGGTCGTTGATTAAAAGAAATGTGTCAAAATTTGATGGCGCGCTGATAATGAATGAAGCTAAAATTAATGGTGTGCTTAAAGACGTAGGTGGGTATGAATATATAAATGCCATAATAGGCATGGATTTAGCTGATATTAACATAGAATATTATATAGCAAAAGTGGTGGATGCAAGCACAAAATTCCAACTTTATATGAAGTTGCAATCTGGAATAACGGATATAAATAAAAGTGCTACTGATGAGGATGTTACTGCCTCTGATCTGATTAGCGCGGTCGGTAAAGATGTTATGAATTTGTCGTTGAAATCCAAGGCGGTTAGAGAAGCGACTAATTTAGCGGATGGGTTGGATGAATACATAGAAGAGCGGCGCGAAAATCCAGTAGAGTACTGTGGTATCAGTTCAGGGTTTGACATTCTTGACAAGCGTATTGATGGGTTAGTACCAGGGACTTTAACGGTTGTATGTGCGAGACCTAAACAAGGTAAAAGTACCTTCTTATGTAATATAGGATCGCATGTGGCTTATAGACTTTTGAAACCGGTTCTATACGTTGATACTGAAATGCCTTTTGATCAGTGGCGTAGCAGAATGCTGTCGATGCTATCTGGAGTTCCTGAGCGAAGGATAAAACATGGTGGATACACTGAGCAGGAAGATTTTAACATTAGACAAGCAGTTGAATTGGTAAAAAAAGGCAAGTTTTTTCACGAGTTCATGCCCGGTTATAGTATAGAAAAACTGACAGCGATTTATAATAAGTACAAATATATCGAAGGGATAGAGTTGGCTATATTCGATTATATAAAAGAACCCCCTGGCGGTGATAAACTTAGAAAAGAATATCAATTACTAGGTGATGTCACTACAGCACTTAAAGACGCAGCAGGCGAATTGCAAATACCTTTTGTTTGCGCAAATCAACTTAACAGACAAAAAGATATTGCTGATAGTGATAGAGTGTTGCGATATGCTGACGTGCTCATGTTTCTTAAATCTAAAGAACTTGAAGAAATAGAGCGGGGTGGTATACAAGCGGGCGGCCATAAATTAGTGATTACTGATAGCCGTAGAGGTGGTACTACCCCAGAAGAAGGCATTAGTTTGGAATTTATAAAAAGAACATTGCAAATGAATGAAGCTAAAGTTCAGTTGATTGATTATGATAGTAAAGAGTATAAGGAAAAAGAGGAAATGACATATGACGCAGACTCGAATGAGTCCGACAAACAACCAGAACAATTCTAAAGAAGAGCAGCGAATTAGAATAAATCGGTTGAAGGAAGCTATAGATGCAGAACAACTATTAGGGCTTTTAGGGTTTGATATTTCTAGAAGTACTTCTACTGAAGTTCGTGCAGCATGTAGAATACATAGTGGAAGCAATAGAAGCTCCTTTCGTATGAATAAACAGACCAAGAATTGGGTTTGTTTTTCACAATCTTGTCAAGAAACTATTGGTTATGATGTGATAAGTTTGGTAAAGCACATGCTTAATTTATCTTTTCCCGACGCTGTCAAATATTTAGAAAATTTAACTGGGGTAAATATTCATGATGAAGCGGCTTATGTGGAATATAAACGATCTAAAGATAGAAGAGAATTTATACAGCAGATGAAAGATAACCGACAAGTGCCTCTCGCATTGGTGAATGAAGATTATTTGACAAGTTTTAGAAAATTTAGATCCAACTATTTTACTAAAATAAAGAATGGTGGCTTTCCTACAGAAGTATTGGATGAATTCGAAATAGGCGGCGGATATGTGGATAAATACGGGTTTCAAAGAGACGTCATACCTATACGTGATGAGCACGGGGTACTTAAAGCTTATAGTTGTAGGGATATAACAGGAAAAGCGGACGAAGCTTTTAAATATTTGTTGACCAAGGACTTTGATAAAAATAAAGTTCTTTATAATTTGAATAAAGCCAAGGACTATATGGGTAAATCCAGATCATTAATAGTTGTTGAAGGATTTAAATCTGTTTGGAAAATGGCTATGGCTGGTTATAAAAACGTGGTGTCTTGTATTGGAAGCAGTATAACTCCTGGGCAGCAAAGTTTGTTGTATAGTTATGCGTTCGAAGTCATTTTGTTTTTAGATGGTGACGCCGCGGGAGTAAAGGGAACTGCGAAAGCACTAAATGATATGAAAGGTAAAATAAAAATAATACCTATATTTTTTCCCTATGAAGATAAAGATCCTGGAGATTTAAATATAGAAGAATTTCAAGAGTTTAATAATATTTTTAGGAGGGCGTAAATGAGTAAGCCAAAAGAACAAAAAATTACATTTAAAGATGCAGTTGGTACACCTACTGTAATGATGTTACCTGCAAGAAATTATAAATTTAAAGTGAGCGATAAAGACTATAGTGTAACTATTCCTAGACACGGTAAGTATGCTGATTTGGATAATCAGATGTTTAGCGAAGAGGATGGTGAGTTTAATTTGATGCAATACTCAAGGAAAGATAAGGCTCATATAATTTATTTGCCCACATTAACAAAAGTTTTATTTGCTACGTCGCAATATCCAGATCTAGAAAATACACAGGCTTTTACACCTATTGCCTTGATTATTAAGAAAGATACTGTAGATATAATAGGAAATCTTATCGAAATGGTGAAGGAGGATTAAAATGACGAGAACATGGAATAATAAAGAAGTAAATGAATATTTAGACGGAGAAGGTATAGGTTATGCTATACTACATGGTTTAAGTGCTAAATATTTAGAAGACGAGAAACTAGCTGTTCTGTGGAAAGATGCTGAAGAAGCCCTGTTGAAGGTAGAAAGATATCTTGAAAGATATTAATATATAAAGGAGAATTAAAATGATTTGTCCAAGTTGTAAGAAAGCGGAAATTATTAGTTTGTATATAGATTCAATGGAATGCACTGACTGTGGCGCTACTGTAAACATAGAGTATTGCTTTTGCCCAACTT